CGTTTGAGCCAAAGTAACCCGCTGCGCCATCGAGAAGATGTTAGGATCCGACACCGGTATAACATCTACCCGACCGTCAAAGTCCTGCGCCTTAATGCTTCTCTCGCCACCAGCTACATCATACGGATATTCCTGATCCATATTCTCTGCACAGATACGAGCCAGAATACGGAACTCATTCTTCTGAGCATAATGCAGCCGCTTGTGAATGGCTGACATCACCTTCATGCCACGCTCAAGCATAGCAACAGTCGTACCAACAGGTGTCTCTTGGTTCATATTACTGGTCTGTTGGTCTGCTAAAGAAACAAAGCGGCGCCCACCCTCAACTAATGCACCAAGCAATTGCGCTAGAGTGGCACTAGGCTCCTTGTACGGCAATGGTATAATAGAGTCTCTAATGTTGCCCCCAGGGGCGTCTATATCACGCCACTCTCCGGGCTGTAATGGCTCGTCATCGTTGCGTAACCGCACACCCCGAGCCTTAAATCCAGCCGGCAGGTTTGCCAAAGTACCCGCATCAATCAACTGACGCAGAATACTGGTCGCAGCGCGGCCCAAACCACCAATCATGTGGATCAAACCAAAGCCATAGAACCCAAGACCGGGCATAAACCGGTAGTGAACAAAGAACTGACGCTTCTTGGCAAAGTCTGTTTCAGCCTCAAAGTTCCTGCGTATCGCTAGAACCTTGCCAGAAGCCTCGTCCAAAGTAACAATGTAAGGCAGATGAATACCCGTTGGCTCCCCATCAGGAGACATGTCCTCAAAGCCCTCAACATCCAGATCGACATGCATCTCCAACAACGTGTAGATTTCGTCCTGATAGGTGCGGGATGTACCCTGTATCTCATCAACCTTCTGCCGAACCTCGTCAGGCTCCGCGTCAGACGCCTGTAACTCGATGTCCTTAAAAAACCCAGCAATCTGCATCTTGCGAACTTGGTTATAATCCATACGCAAAACATGAGTAACCCTAGATGCCGACTGTAAATCAGCCGCAGCGTAAGGAACAACTAAGTCTTGAGCCGGCACAAAGGTCGAAACAGCCCTTTGTTTGGACTCGTCAAAGTAAACCTTCTTGAACGTAGATCCGGACATAGGGAGATAAAACAACAACTGATCCATCTCAGGATCGTATTCCTCCATCACCTCAGTAATCTGGTAATTTAAGTAATCCTTAACGCGATTAGCCTGCGCCTCTACATTCGCGTCCTGCTTGCCCAAAATCTGCGTTTGAACAGGACCACCCGCCGGCAGCAACTCTTTGTATGCTTGCGCTTGAAACTGAGTTACAGACTCCACAATCAAAGGATGCGTAACGCCCGATGCACCCTCAAAGGGTTGGGTGCGATCCTCTTGCTTAATACCTAACTGGTCTAAACCCTTGGTATATGTCTCTTCCCAATCAGATCGAGACTCCAAATCATCCTCGTAAGAAGCACGAAGTTCACTTGATAACTCGCCCAAGTACCCATCATCCAAGTATTCCGCTAAATTAGCGTCATGTGGAATGTCCTCGGGTATCTCGTCCCCCATAGCCTCTTCTAGAAGCTCCTCAATGGTAACACTGCCATCCTCGTTAGGAATAATCTCCGCACCCATGGCAAAATCCATCGGCTCCGGAACATCAACTTCCGTTTGCTCCCCCGTTACATCAAGGGGCATCAAAGATGGATCAACAAGAGATCCCATGGGTCGAGGTGGCAGGGCCATCAGTAATACTCCCGATTACGCGGTCTATATTCATCCTCATAAGTGTCATCTCCCTCCAAGGAAACAAACCCACCCTTACGAAAACGCATTAATGCTAAGGTCATACTATCACAAAAGTCATCGTTGTCACCATTGGGAAATGAAACAACCTCCTCAATGACCTCTTCACTGAATTTCTTGGTAGTCGGAGCCCAAACCTTACCAGCCTCAAACAACGGAGCAATCATATGCATCCGAGTGATCTTGTCCTGACCCTTACCGGGCGAAAAACCCAAAGCAGGAATGCCGTGCAACCGTAATTCGTCAATCAAGGGTTGTCCTGTGGCTTTTGCTTCAACCAGAACCATGTCTGGTTCCCAGTATTCGTGTTCCTCAAACGCAATTTCCTTTAACTCTGGGAAATTCCAGCGATCACGCCGCGCATCCATCAAAATTATGTTGTCTCCGGTCCCATCCTCGGGATCAAAAATCCCCCAAGTCGTAATTGCGCTAAAATCCGCAGTCTCTTTCTTGGAAAACGCCGTGTCATACGCCTGAATTATGTATTTAATCGTGGGAATCTTCTTTTTTTCCCACTCGCGCCACCATTCACGCTTAATTATGGCCGATTCGGACGCAGTTGGGTTCTGTTGCCACTGAGCGTTCCACTTTTGAATGGGCAAAGACGCCTTAATCGAAAGCAAAGCGTCCTTATCCCAGAACTGGGGCCATAATGGGTTGTCACTGGGTAGTATTGCAGGAAATTCTACAACCTCCCATTGATCTGCCAGTATATCCTTGCCCTGTTCCGCCAACAAACGGCCCGTCAAATCCTTTTTACCCCAGCGGGTCATAACAACAATGATAGTTCCACCCGGTTGCAAACGCTGACGAGGCCCAGAAGTGTACCATTCATACGCATGATCAAACGCAGTCTCGCTTAATGCGTCCTGTTCCGAATGAGGGTCATCAATGACAAGCAAGTCCGCGCCGCGGCCAGTAATCGCAGCCCCAACACCCGCCGCAAAGTACTCCGCGCCCTTGTCAGTGCCCCACTTACCCGCGCCCTTGTTGTCTTCCTTGAGGTTAGTTTCAGGAAATATCTCTTTATAGGCTGGGTCATCAATCAAATCCCTTACTTTACGGCCAAACCGAACGGCCAACTCCGTGTTGTGCGTAGCCTGAATAATCTTGAGCTTCGGGTTCCTACCCAAAAACCAAGCAGGCATTAAATAACTGGCAAACTCAGACTTGGAATGACGAGGCGGCATGTTAATAATCAAACGCTTTAACTCGCCCCGAGCCACACGCTCCAGCTTCTCCGCAATAATCCGGTGATGACGGCCCTCGATGAAGTTCTCATACACATGATGAGCAAACGGCATGAAGTAATTCTCCGCCTGTTCGCGTATGTCTAACTTCCGTTTGGCCTCAGTTAGCGCCAAAATCTCTTTCAGCGCGTCCTCTGGTAGTGCTTGTAAATTCACTGTGTTCTTGCTCTACGCCCAGGAACGTATGGTGTGTAATTACTCTCAACCATTTCCGGTACATAGTACGGACTGATCTTCGGACGCTCCGTTATCGGTATGTCAATCACAACACCATCCTCCTCCTCCTCCTCTGCCTCTTCGGCAGGAGCCGCAGGAACGCCAGCAGAACCTTCTTCAATCTTGAGACAAATGTATCGACCCGTGGCAGGATCCAACACACGGCGATAACCGGGAGGACAACCTTGGGCATCATTATTATCATCTGTCATGTCCACAGGAACAACAGCAGGGCGGTCATCACTAGGGCCGCTAGGTCCACCTTCCCTCTCTTCAGGAGGAAGAACATCGTCCGTGGGTAACTCAGGAAAGTATGGTGTTCCGCCGGCAGGGGGCATTACAGACTCGGTGTCAATCGTCTGTCCAGACAAAGAACGTAACGCGGCATTTCTAGCCTTCTTACGATCTTGCTCAATCTTACTTTCTACATCCGCTGTTGGAGGTGTTATACGAGCCATTGCTGCATCTTCAGCCGCAGTCAAAGAACCAATGCCTTGTGCTAAATCTTCAACAGTAGGTGTCGGACGATTAATCGTACCTTCTACCGTTTGACCCGCAGTGGGATCAACTGTCTTAGTATCCTTTACCGGGTCAATCACTTCACCCTCATATAAAAACGGATCCATGTCCGCACGGCCCATAGGGCTAGGAAATTGATTTAAATCAACCGCAACACCCTCAATGGTTTCGCTAGTAGGTGGAACCTCACCACGACCTCCTACGAAAGGACCAAGATCATCTAATATCTCACCCTCAAGCGGCGCTACTTTAGGGGGAACAGTGGCTAACGAACCAATGCCCTCCGCCTCTAATGCCGCCTTCCTACGCATCGCCGCAGCACGTTGACGATCACGCTGCATAGAAGCAGTGTCAGTGCCGGGTAAAGGTAAATCAGTCGGGAAGTTTCGTTGAAGACGCTGCAATCTCTCCGCTTGGCGCTGCCTACGAGCAAGCTGTTGGGCAGGAGTGTCAGTGCCAGGGCGCGGTAAATCAGTCAGAAAGTTTCGATCCGGTATCTGACCTTCTTGCCGCCTACGCTGGCTTTCCAACTGACGGGCAACCCGCTCCTGTACAGTCTCAGTTAAAGGAATATTCGTATCAAAGTTCCGCATTATTTCAGCCATCGCCGCGTCTTCGCTTAAACCAGCGTCAAGACCCGCCTCAGAAGAACCGACAATCTGATCCGCAACAGCCGCTGCATCAACCGGTGGAACAATGCCAGAGGTGGAAACAGCCTCGGGCGCCGTAACCTCCGCCGCTGGTAGAGGGGTCGTAGGCTGAACAGAACCATCCGCATTAAAGACGCTCCCAATACCAGACCGCATTGCACGGTTTAACGCCTCAATCCGGTTTTTATTTTCCACATATTCTTGATATTGTTTTGTAGCTTCCCGAGCATCATTAACCTGTTCAACCGCCGACTTGTCAGGACCGCCCTGTTCCAAAGCATCAAGGGCCGCTTGCGCTCTGTTCTGAGGAGCCTGTGCAGCCTCTTCCGCAAGTCTACGAGCCCGAAGAGCCATGTCTAACTGATTAGCACGTTGCATATCAGCCCTCTGAGATGTGGTGTAAATCTGATCAGCAAGAGGAGAAAAACGACTTAACCCAGTGGTTTCAAAATTCGTAGGAACCCCGCCAGTAAACATCTTGCCACTTAAATCCAAAGTATCCAAAGCAAGACCGTCATCCAAAGCCGCCGCTTCCGTTTCGCCGCGTTGTAGGATCTCAGCAAGTTGGGCGTTCTCATCAATCAAACGAGTGGTATCATCAACACGCGCTGCACCAATAGACTGACGATTGGAACCATCGTCTATATCCAAACCCGGTAATGTACCTTGAACCGCCGCTTCAACAGGGTCTGTTTCTAAACCATCAGCCGTTGCCGCGTTACGCGCTGCTTGCGCGGCCAACTGATCCGCTAATGCATTGGGATTAGGAATAGTCCCGCTTTGCAATAACTCCGAAGCCAACCTCTCCCGTGCCGCAGCATCAGCACTTGCTCCATCATCCAACATATCTGTGCCAATATCATCAGGAGTAATCGCCGCCGCTTGCGCCTCAGAAGTATCAACCTGAGAAGGATCAAAGCCCCGCTGGTTCTGTAAATTAGCCTGACCCACTGGATCGACAACCGTATCAGGGGGCGCAATCTGAAGAATATTAGGCGCAATATCCATCGGAGCCAACTGAACCGGAACAGAAGGAGCCGCTTGCGTCTTAGCCTTTAACTCAGCCTCGGCCCTTTCCCTAGCTAATTGATTTGCCAATACGTTAGGATCGCCCTTTGGGGCGCCGCTAATAACACTAGCCGCAGCGTCAGACGTAGGCTTAGGCGTAGCCTGCTGCTGTTGAGCCGCTTTCGCAGCCAATTGATCCGCCAACTGGTTAGGAGAAGCGAACGGGTCAGGAAGTTTTTCGTTCCGTTGAAGGTTTTGGTAATAGGTTAACATAGGATCAGTGCCAACAGTCTCAATGTCCGCGGCCCTCTGAACAGTAGGCCCCTGTTGTCCCGCAGCCGTTAATGCCGTGGCCGTGCCACCACCGAGAATTGATCCTAATAAAAAGTTCTGCCTGTCTTGAGCCGCAGTGGTTCGTAATGGATCGTAACCCGTAACCATGCCGGGCAACTTACCCTCGGCATACTCTTGAAACCCCTCAACTGGAGCCTCCAAAACACCGGCCGTAGTGGCTCTAGCAGCGCGTTGACCCAATGGTGTCGCAATCTTCTTACCAAGAAAGTTGTTCAGTAACTTAGGAGCGCCAGCTATGTTTAAAACCTTGTTGGTAACAACGCCACCAGCACCAGCAACAGCAGCAACATAAGGCGCCGCCTGATTAGCTAACTGACTTGCCATCGTCTGCTTGGCTGTCTCAGGATCAAGACCACCCTCAACCAACGCCTTAAAAGCCTCTGTGTTCTGTAAATTACCAGACTTAAATTCAGCGTCTACCGTGTCATTAACCTGATTAACCAACCCGCCTATGCCTAACGTAACCCCCGCAGCAATCGCCGGCACCAAACCAAACGTAGCCGCGCCAACAGAGGCAGCAACAGGACCAGCATTCGCCGCAACCTGAGTGCCAACATTGTCCCAACTTAACTCAGCGTTAAGTTTGTCCTGCGTTTCTTGAGGAAGCCTACTCGTTATGTTCTCGTCAAAAGCCTTAGCCTTGTCCATCATGCTCTGAGAGAAATCCTGAGCCCCCTGACCAAAAGGCTGGGCCGCAAAATCAAGAGCGCCAGAACCCAATCGAGCCATGGTTGCAACGTTCTTCTTCAACAAATCCGTTTCGCCCGGAACAATGTTGCTAGTCTTGTTAATTCTAGGACGCAATCCTGTGTCGGGATCTATCGCGCCAAAACCCTGAGCATAAGCCCTAGCATCCGCCTCAGTAACAGCGCCCGGTACCGCATTGGCTATGGTCCCCGGACCATCCTGCCTACCAACACGGACAGGCGAACTCGCAACTCCTTCGTCAGAACTAAATAAATTCTCAAAAAGGTTGCCTAATCCCGCAGAATCATAAGACCCCGGAGGGCGCCCTTGGTTTTTGGAAGGGTCAACCTCACGCTGTATCTGTTGCTCACGCAATATGTCACTAATGCTAGGAGTTAATGAATCACGATTTAGTTGTTGTTCCGCAGCCATGCGCTGGCTGTCTTTAAGATCGTCATATGTACCAAGACGCTCATCCGCAAGAACATCCGAAAGATAAGGATCAGCAACCAAAGGACGCCGTTGATCAGAAAGAGGTACATCACGGCTCATGTCTACAGGATTGCCAAAACTACCAAAAGAAGTGCCCATAGAAGGAGTTCCCCGAGGAGGATCCGCTAACATAGGATCACCACCACCAGGGAAAGAACTAGGACTATATGTGCTAGGCCGAGGGCCAACCTGATAAGGGCTCGTGAAAATCCCAGGATCACCGGTCATGCCAGGATCACCAGTGTACAATGTATCGTAATCAAGAGGAGCAGTGGTAGGCTTTGGCAAATCAGCAGGGCGTAACTGTGGACGTACAATCTTCTTAGGTACAACAGGCTGCTTGACAGGAACACGGTCACCACCACCAGAACGTACCGAAGCACGGTCATCAGCATTCTCAGCCATAATCTGATTAACTTCAGGGCTCCTAGACCACCGTGAACCAGCAACCGTAGCACTGCCATCCCGAGACTTAACAGTCCCCTGCTTGGTAACACTGTATCCAGCAGCCTCTAAAGCACGGCGCTGCGAATTGTTAATAGTCTTGAAATTAGAAGCAGGACGATGCAAACTGTCAGTCCCAGCAAACGAACCCTTAATACGCTGCGCTATGGTACTCGGACCGGGAATAGGCTCATAACGACCATCAGGACCACGACCGCCAAACTCAGATACCGTCTTAGCTGCCTTGGCTACCGTGCCGCCACCACCACCGCCAGCATTCGCACTGACAGTAGCCATCCGCTTGTTGTAACTCTTGTCAGCAAACTCAACCTTCTGACGGCCCTTGCCCTTGATATTTACAGCCTTGCCATGCTGACCATCACGCGCAGCATCAGCCAAACTGTTGTACGTCTTGTCAGAACCGCCGCCACCGCTGCCGCCCTCGTCACCGCCGCCCCAAACAATCTGTGGCCTCTGCCAAACACTGAACATCAATCAAATTCCCCTGTTTAAAACCGAAGCTAACCTCGATCCGCGGTGCGAACGTA